GAAACAAGGTCTACAAGCACTTATCGGTTTGGCCGCAATAGTGGGCGCTATTTCTTTAGTGTTAATAGCTTATGGTAAAATCGTCAAGGGTAAATCCGCACAAAATATAGACAAGGCTGGTAAAGTAATTTCTAAGATGGCAATCTCGATGTTGTTGATGGCTTTTGTTATAAAGATCATGGGCAGCATGGATACAAAAACCATAGTTCAAGGCGGAATAGCAGTAGTTGCTTTTGCTGGTGTTATGGTTGGTCTCGTTGCATTAACTAAATTAGCAGGTAAAAAGATAGATAAAGCCGGATCTACGATATTCAAAATGGCTGCTGCTATGCTTCTCATGGCATTTGTAGTAAAAATTATGGGTAGCATGGACACTAAGACGCTAATCCAAGGCGGAATAGCAGTAGTTGCTTTTGGTGGTATAATGGTAGGTTTGGTTGCATTAACTAAGCTTGCTGGAACAAATCTTGATAAATTAGGCTCTGCATTACTTGGTATGGGCGGTGCAATGTTGCTTATGGCGATAGTCGTTAAAATGCTTGGCGGCATGGATACTGGAACTTTAGTAAAAGGAACCATAGCCGTCGCAGCACTTGGCGGAATAATTGTCGGTTTGGTAGCATCTACGAAATTAGCAAGCGACAAAGAATTAAAACGTCTAGGTACAACATTGTTAGCCATGTCTATATCGATAGGCATTTTAGCAGCAGTTGTTTTACTGTTGAGTTTACTCGACGCCTCCGCTTTAAACAAAGGCATAATAGCTGTCGGTGTTTTAAGCACGATGATGGCTTTGATGATTTTTACAACTAAAGACGCCAACGATGTTAAAGGTAATCTTATCGTTATGACAATAGCTATAGTAGCAATGGCTGCAGCGGTTGTCGCATTGTCAATGATAGATGGTAAAAAACTAGCAGGCGCTACAATAGCTTTGGGCGTATTAATGGGTATATTCGCATTACTCATTAAAGTTTCCGGAAATGCTAAAGGATCGTTGGGAACATTAATAGTTATGACTGTGGCGGTTGGATTGTTGGGAGGATTGCTGTATTTATTAGCAACACTACCTGTTAAATCTACGATGGGTTCCGCAGCGTCTTTGTCTTTACTAATGTTAACTATGACAGGCGTATTATTCGCTTTGTCAAAAATTAAAATGACTGCAAAAGACGCATTCTCTAGTGCGTTGGCATTGACGCTTATGGCTGTTCCGCTTATAGCATTCGTCGGCGTATTGTCCGCTATGCAGAACGTAAAGAATGCGATGTCGAACGTTCTCGCTTTAAGTGCGTTGGCGACAGTTATGACATTATTGTTGATACCGCTAACGATCATAGGTAAGTTCGGAACGTCCGGAGCGCCATATTTAGGAGCCCTTGCCCTACTCGCAATGGCGGTTCCGCTTATAGCATTTGTTGGTGTATTAGCAGTAATGCAGAATGTGCAGAATGCCAAAAACAACGCTCTAGTATTATGCACATTAGCTACGGTAATGACTTTATTGTTGATACCGTTAACCATTATCGGTGCATTTGGCATGATGGGACTTCCGTATTTAGGTGTGTTAGCACTATTAGCAATGGCGGTACCAATGCTCGCATTTGTCGGCATATTGTATGCGATGGAAGGCCTACAGAACGCGCAAGCAAATGCTGATTTATTAATAGGACTTATGACCACAATGACTCAGTTGTTGGTCGTATTAGCTATAATTGGACCATTTGCGTTAATCGGTGTTACAGCTATGGCTGCTTTGGAATTACTTATGATTTCCATGGGCGCATTAGCTATAGCAGTCGGAGCGCTTATGGAGAAATTCCCGCAATTAGAGTCCTTCTTAGATAAAGGTATTCCAATACTTGAGAAACTCGCATATGCTATAGGATCGATAGCCGGTAATCTTATCGGCGGATTCGTTGATGCTGTGGCTAAAAGCTTACCTGGTTTGGGTACAGCATTGTCTGATTTCATGACAAATGCTACACCGTTCATAGAAGGAATCAAAATGGTTGATAAAACCGTATTGGAAAACATCGGAATATTAGCTGGTTGTATATTAGCCTTAACTGCTGTCGATTTAATAAACGGTGTTATATCGTTCATTCAAGGCGGTTCATCATTTGCTGATCTCGGCACGGAGTTGTCCAGATTTATGCAAAACGCTATGCCGTTTATAATGGGCGCATCATTGCTTAATGCCGATATGATGACTGGAGTAAAGGCTTTAGCAGAAACAGTTCTCATATTAACTGGTGCTAATATTCTCGAAGGTTTGACTTCTTGGCTTACCGGAGGCTCGTCACTCGCGACTTTCGGAGAGCAGTTAGCTCCGTTAGGAACACATTTAAGTAGCTTTGCGAAGAATCTCGGCGCATTCGGGGAAGAGCAAATAACTACAGTACAGTGCGCTGCCGACGCTATAAAGATATTAGCAGAAGCAGCTGATACTTTGCCGAATGAAGGCGGCTGGCTTGGAGCTATTGTCGGCGATAATAATATCGGCACGTTTGGTGCGCAGCTCCCGACATTAGCAACTAATTTGTCTGGATTTTCAAAGAATCTCGGTACATTTACTGATGAACAGGTCAGCACGATTACTTGTGCCGCGGATGCAATCAAAGTATTGGCAGAAGCTGCGGAAAATATACCAAACGAAGGCGGTTGGTTAGCCGCTATAGTTGGAGACAACAGTATTGAAACTTTTGGTGGTTATTTACCAGGACTCGGTACAAACCTCGCTGGATTCGCAGAAAATCTTGGAACTTTCGATGACGCCAAGGTCGCAACAGTTACATGTGCGGCAAATGCGATAAAGGCGATATCTGAAGTAGCAGCAAATCTTCCGAATGAAGGCGGTTGGTTAGCTAACCTTGTAGGTGATAACAGTATCGAAACGTTTGGTGGATACTTACCAGGATTAGGAACAGATTTGGCGGGATTTGCCGAAAATCTCGGAACTTTCAAAGAAGAACAGGTTACAACTGTTCAAATGGCCATAGGTGCTATTCGAGCATTTGCAGCATTGGCGGATGTTGATCTTAAGACTGCTAATTCTCAAATAAGTGGATTCGGATCTAAGTTACCGACGCTCGGATCTAATATATCAGATTTCGCAAGCAAGATGCCCGAATCTAGCAAGATAGATAGCGCCAAAACGAATCTTAACAAAGTAGTAGATATGGTTAAGAAAATCGCTGGAGTAGATGCAAGTTCGGTTAAGAGTTTCAGCGACTCGTTGAAGAAGATGGGCAAAGATGCGGTTACTAAATTTATAGAAGCATTCACCAATACTGAAATAACGACTGCGGCAGAAAATGCCGGTAAGACGTTGGTTGATAAGGTAGCTGGCGGAATGGCTTTAAAGTTGATACATCTTAAATCCGTTGCCCAGAGTCTTATAGACTCAGTCAAAGAAACATTGTCGAGCGAGGATAACTACACGAAATTCTTTAACATAGGCGCGTATTTAGTTAGCGGTTTCTGCGACGGTATCGATGAGAATACATATAAAGCAGAAGCACAGGCAGCAGCAATGGCTGCCGCAGCCGCAATAGCTGCCGAAGAAGAACTCGATGAAAATTCACCATCAAAGGTTGGTTATGCGATAGGTGATTTCTTCGGTCTCGGCTTTGTAAACGGTATCGGAGATTATTCGGATAAAGCATACAATACGAGTGCCGATATGGCTGGTAGAGCTAAAAAGGGTTTAACAGAAGCAGTTAGCAAAATTAAAGACTTTATCGATAGTGACATGGATACTCAGCCAACCATTAGACCGATTCTTGATTTGAGCGATGTTGAATCTGGAGCTAGTGCTCTTGATAACATGCTTGGATTTAATTCAAGAGTTGGCGTGTTGGCAAACGCAGGAACCATCAACTCTATGATGAATCAAAGAATTCAAAATGTCGGAAACGATGATGTTGTTTCGGCTATTGATAGACTTCGTGACAAGCTTGATGGCGTTGGAAGTTCGAATTATAACATTAATGGTGTTACCTATGATGACGGTAGCAACATTGCAGAAACAGTTAAAGCACTTGTACGTGCTGTTAGAATTGAAGGGAGGGTGTAAGACATGGCTGATACAACGACATATACCGTCGAAAAAGGCGATACTCTATGGACCATAGCGCAAAAGTTCGGCACAACCGTTGCGAATTTGGTCGGTTTGAATAATATTAAAGATCCAGATTTAATAGTTACAGGTTATGAACTTAAAATAGACGGAGAAGCATCCGAGCCTACAGAAAATCTTACATCTACACCCATAATTGATATGTTCGGTTTGCAGAGTAATACAGATAGAACAATCTATGCAACATGGACCTGGAGCAAAGACCATACAAAAGAATATCAGGTAATTTGGTATTACGATACCGGAGATAATATCTGGTTTATAGGTAATGATTCGACAGTAAAAGATAATCAAAGCTTGTACAATGCTCCATCTAATGCGGTTAAGATTAAGTTTAAAGTAAAACCTATTTCTGAAACTAGAACAGTTAATAAAAGCGAAACAGTCTACTGGACTGCCAATTGGTCGACCGAAAAAACATATAGTTTTGTCGATAATCCGCCGTTGGTTCCTCCAGTACCAACCGTTAGTATCGAGCAATATAAATTAATAGCGGTACTTGATAATCTGGATCTGAATGCAACAAGCGTACATTTCCAGGTTGTCAAGGACAACGCTTCCGTATTTAAAACCAGCAATACAACTATTAGAAGCGATTATAGTTATGCTCGATATACGTGTTATGTTGATGCCGGTAGTGAGTACAAGGTACGTTGTCGATCCGAAAGAGATGGGCAGTATAGTAAATGGTCTGAATATTCAAATAATTACAGCACCATACCGTCTACTCCCGCCGGTATCGATACATGTAGGGCCAATTCGGAAACATCCGTATATTTGGAGTGGGCTCCGGTTAAGACAGCTAAAACTTATGATATAGAATACGCTACAAAACGAGAATACTTCGATGGTTCCGACCAAACCAAGACCGAAACCGGAATAGAATATACTCGTTATGAAAAAACCGGTCTTGAAACCGGCGAGCAATATTTCTTTAGAATTCGAGCAGTAAATGATCAAGGTCATTCTGCTTGGTCCGAGATTAAATCTATAACGATAGGTAAAGCGCCGGCAGCTCCGACAACTTGGTCCTCGACAACGACCGTCATAACCGGCGATCCATTGTCTTTGTATTGGGTTCATAATGCTGAAGATGAATCGAGCCAAACAACTGCAGAATTAGAACTGTACATAAATGGCGTGAAAGAAACGCACACAATACAGAATTCTACAGATGAAGACGAGAAAGACAAAACGAGCGTTTATGTTGTTAACACAGCAACGTATATAGAAGGTACAAAACTCCAATGGCGAGTTAGAACCGCCGGTATAACTGGAGTGTATGGTGATTGGTCTATACAGAGGACCGTGGATATTTATGCTCCAGCAACACTAGCCTTAAGCGTTACCGATTCGAGTGGCAGCCACATTGATATTTTGAAATCTTTTCCGTTATACGTTAAGGGTATAGCTGGACCGAGAACACAAACACCAATAGGTTATCATTTAAGCGTTACATCGAATGAAATATACGAAACGGTTGACAGTGTCGGCAATATAAAAACAGTAAATAAGGGCGAACAAGTATACTCTAAATATTTCGATATATCAGATCAATTATTAGTAGAGCTGTCCGCAAGCAATCTTAATCTTGAGAACAACATCAAATATACTGTTACTTGCGTTGTATCTATGGATTCCGGTTTAACAGCCGAAGAATCTGCAGAATTTACAGTGGCGTGGACTGATATAGAATATGAACCTAATTGCGAAATAGGCATTGATACTGAAACGTATACCGCGTCTATACGACCATATTGTAAAGATATAGTAGGTAATTTAATCGAGAATGTCACTTTATCTGTTTATAGACGAGAATTCGATGGTAGTTTTACCGAACTAGTAAGTGGAATAGATAACACCAGTGAAACGTTTATAACTGATCCGCATCCAGCATTGGATTTTGCTCGATATAGAATCGTGGCTGTAACTAATGATACCGGAGCAGTAAGTTATTACGATGTTCCAGGTTATCCTGTGGGTGGCAAAGCGGTAATTATTCAGTGGGACGAAGATTGGACATCGTTTGATACATCCAACGAAGATGAGCTAGAGCAACCTACGTGGTCTGGATCTATGCTCAAGCTCCCATATAATATTGACGTTTCGGATTCCAATAAGACCGATGTTGCATTGGTCGAATACATAGGCCGTTCGCATCCGATTAGTTATTATGGAACTCAATTAGGCGCCACTTCTACTTGGAGTGTCGAAATAGAGAAAAGCGATAAAGAAACTTTATACGCTTTACGTCGCTTAGCTAAATGGATGGGTGACGTATACGTTAGAGAACCGTCTGGTAGCGGTTATTGGGCAAACATTTCAGTGGCATTTAGCCAGAAACATCGTGAGTTAACTATACCAGTTACACTTGATATAACACGAGTTGAGGGAGGTGTTTAATATGGTTGATTGGTTATCGTCAATGCAGCAAACATTTGAATATTATGTAGTCGATCCGGCAACATGGAAAGACATGAAATTAATAAGCAATGTTAAAACATCTACGATAAGTCGAGATTCAGAAACCGAAACTCTCGGTTCAGCGACCATAGATATCACCGAGTCAATCGGAGAATGCTACATTAGAATCTATCTCGTAACAATTCAAAATGGATTGAAAGAGAAGCATCCTCTTGGAACATTTCTCGTTCAAACACCGTCTTGGAGTTTCGATGGTAAGATTCGAGATGTTTCTGTCGATGCTTATACACCGTTATTAGAACTGAAAGAGAATCCGCCACCGATTGGATACTCGGTTCTTAAAGGTGAGTCTATAATGACAACAGCATATCGTTTAACGAGAGAACACGTAAGGGCTCCAGTTGTTGAAACTAGGAGCTCTAAAACTCTCTTTACCGATTTCGTAGCCAATACGAATGATACGTGGTTATCGTTTATAACCGACCTGATAGCAAATGATAAATACACGTTTTCTTTGGATGAATTGGGTCGTATCCTATTTTCTCCAAAACAAGATATATCTTCTTTACAACCAGTATGGACATATAACGACAATAATAGTTCAATACTATATCCCGAAATAAGTATAAATCAAGACTTATACGGAATTCCAAATGTC